AACAATTTGCCCATGAATTACGATCGATGTTCTGTTTGCTTTACAGAACTTCCTGATCTGCTTCTATGGAAAAAATGTTTTCAATTGAAGAGTGTTCGAACTCTCCGCACCTTGATCCTGAGTAATAATTTCTTTTCTCAGGATCTGAAGACCCGCGGTCCAGATAACGACTGGCTATCACGTTTTTTGCGTGCTCTAGACCGGATGTCTGAAACTCTTCACGCTTCGAGTGGTAGCGAATGCCCTCACAAAGTACCGTCCAATGTTGATAACTCTTTTGAAGATGTAATTAAAGTCTTGGACGTTTGTAACAAGCTATGGCTTCAGTATGAGATTCATGGTTTTGCCGACGGCGTCGACAAAACCTTGTTTCTCCTGAATACTATGTTTCGTTACAAGGGAATTTTCCAGCGAATTGGAGGATGGGGTTTGTGGATGAAATATTTTAAGTATAAACTTCCTGCTTATTTCTTCGGGTTGATGGGCCAGGCCCAAGAGGACTGCGAGAGTCCCCCGTTTCCCGAACTGCAAGATCCACCCAACCTCGTCAACTGTCGTTGGATCAATCGAGGGGTGAAGATTGTCATGCATCGGGCCGGCATCAAGTCTTTGGATGAGGAGGTTTCCCGTTCACACTGTCGTACAGTCAATAACTTACGAGAGTGTGTATGTGGGATCCTCTATCTAAAGAAGGCTTGCTACCGACCCGATGATGCTATGGTTGAAAAATCGGTTAGTGATTCGATGAAAATGTTGTTTTGCGAACCCGAGGACGTCAACCCTACGTCGTATGACCTTCCAATCCCACTCAATGGGGCAGTCGGTCTCCGAGACAAACCGTGTGATTTCGGTGACTTGATTGACAAAGGGAAAGTGCGTGTATGTTTGAACCGAACGCTACTCGAGCGTGAGGTTCGACGCACTGTCAGAGAAATCTTCAGAGGAAAGAAGTTCACGCTACAGGACGCTAGGCGTCTGGCGGCACCTTCTCTCAAAGCGAACGTTCTTGACACCATACGCGATGGTGGCATGTGGGCACGTCTGTGCAAAGATGCAGATGTACGTTCGGCATGGGACAGGTTTACTTGTAGTGGAACAACTCTGGAGAAGGCGTTTGATGCGCAACGTGGAGAGTTTGTTGACTTGGTAGGCTTTGGGATTGAACAGGAAGGGATCGATCGGTTTTGTGAATGGCTTTTTGACTATAGCTATAAAAAGGCTTTAGGAACTCTGCCATTCATCGAACCGGTCGGCCTCAAGGAGGCCATGAAGGTTAGGACGATTACGAAAGAACCGCCCTTCCTCATGTTCCTGCTCAAGCCCTTGCAGAAGTGGATGTGGAAAATTGTTGATTCACATCCTACCTTTTCACTTCTCGGTGCACCCATTCCGACCCCCGAGTTTTTGGAAAAACTCTGGGTTCCGAATGATGCTCAGGGATATCTTTCGGGCGACTATACAGCCGCCACAAACTATCTACGTAGTTGGGCTAGTGACTCTTGTGCAGAGGAGATCGCGCGCGTTTGTTTTGCGGACGATCTTCCTTCGGAATACTTTTTATTATTTAAACAGAGTCTTACTAGGCACTGGTTAGACAATCGACGAACCCCCATGAGATCTGCAGACGGCTTGTCTGTTTCTCATGATGTCCCTTATCCGGAGTTGCCGGAGGGAATTCTTCAGCAGAAGAATGGTCAGTTGATGGGGTCTATCACTTCTTTCCCAGTGCTTTGCATCGTCAATGCCGCTCTCTGTCGCGTTGTGGTTGAGCTGGATAACTTTGATAGTTATACTGGCTTTCCGCGCTACGACTTGTCAGAGGCTGGTGTACGTATTAATGGCGACGATTGCGTTTTCGTTGTCAGTCGGTGGGGAGTGAGGTTGTGGAAACAACTTGGAGCTGTTATGGGTCTTAAGCCCTCTCCGGGAAAATTCTATTTCTGTCACTCCTATGCAAACATCAATTCTTACTCTTTTTTTGTGGACCGCCACGTCTCCGTCACTTACGAGGATGTGGAAAGCATTCTTCCAACTCCAGTTTACACGCCTGTGCGATTTCGATTGTATCGTTATTGCAATTGGGCCATTGTATTTGGAGCGAAGAGGAGTGAAGTCCGCGATAAACAAGTTCGAAGTTATGCGTACATACCAGAAGTCGAGCGTGGACAGCCGTATGGAACGGTGGGTGATCTCTCTTATGAAATTTTCAATTTTTTTCCAGAGACTTGTAGGGAGAAGGCGTTTGAAGTCTTCTTACACTACCGTGTCCGTCCTTTCTTCTCTCATTCCGCCATACCTTGGTTCATACCTGAGGTAGCTGGCGGCCTCGGCCTTTGCCCATACTTTGCGAAGTATTGGCGACATCGTGACACCGATGTAAAGCGGTGTTACCTTATCTGGCAAAGACCCAGGTGGCGACAAATGTTGAGATGTGCTCGAACCTTCGCTTTGTTCCCCCATTGGCAGCAACTGCTCGATAGGTTTCGTTCTGAGGGTATTGTTTCAGAGGTCCGTTATCCGGAGGGAAGTCCCTGTTATGAGGATATCCCCGAGGACGGGAAGGGTTCTTTGATGAGGCTTAGCTTTATGCTTCTCAATAAACCCCTACCGTGTGACCCTACCACATTTCGCCGTGAACTTGAGAGGATTCTCAAGAACAATGGCAAGGTGTGGGATCGGTCGTCAAAATGGTCTCTGCCTTCGATGGGCTCCCGAAAGTTTCGAAACTTTTCTCTATCCGAGTGTGTAATCCGTAGTGAAAAACTCTGTTTCCGTGCGTTTACGGGGCGGATACGGGCTATGCATCAAGGACAATTTGGTCTGAGTTCTCTCTTCACACAGGAATCCTTCGCTGCAATCTCTCCGGTCGATGACTATCATCTCCCCTTTGGGGGAGGTGAGGTTTTAGACGGGTTAGACCAGCTTGTGGGTGACGACAGCTCCGGGTCTTCTGACTCGGACGAGTGTCTAGTTCCATGTGATGAGGACAGTCCTTTTTTGTCCTAACTCGAGGCGGGCCGGTGCTCTCTAGCACCAATTTGGTTTGTCATCCTTTCCACACTTCGGTGTGATCTCCCAAAATACACAGGTTTGTCGGTTTCCATAGAGGGAACCAATCTGCGTAGGGGGTGCAAGGGTGATGACGTTTAAG